CGATGATCCGGCGCGCGCCGGATCATCGTAATAGACGTGGTACGTGGTGCTGGCCGCGATGGCAGTGGTGCCGTCGGCTTCGACCATCAGCGTGGCGCCCGTGATGCTGACGGTCTTGTCGCTATAGGTCCGAGTGTGGCTTTCCACCGTGATCGATGTCGGCAGAGCTTGGATGAGGCCATCGGCCGGATCGGAGTCCGTCGCGAAGCTGGTCCCGATCAATCCCGATACATAGCCGACCGGCATTACGTCATTCGTCAGCGTCGGCACCGATGCAAGGCTCACCGTATAAGCGGTGACCGTCGACAGGTCTTCAAGGCCGCGCCCGTAGACGTTGAAGCTCGGCAGCTTGACGTAGATCGTGTTGCCGACGTTCAGGCTCTTGTAGTTGATCTTGAAGATCGCATCGTCCAGCCGGACAAACTGGGCACCGCTGGCATGGGCTGCTGGGCTCGTGCCATACAGTCCGCGCCGGAGCGGCGAGAGACCGTAGTGATAAGCCGAGGTCAGCACGGCGTTCTGATAGGACACCAGCTCGCCATCGATCAGCGCCAGCGTGGCGCCAGCATTCATTTCGGCCGCAGTGGCTGAGGTCAGCGCGCCATGGCTGGCCGTCAAATCCACCGCCAGCGTGTTGACGCTATCCGGATCAGCGTGAGACGGCAGGCTGGCGGTCATGGTACCATAGCGCGCTGCCGAGGTGATCGAGCCGACGTACTGATAGCTGGTGCCGTCGGCGCTGACCCACACTTGGCAGCCGCCCCAATAGGCTGAGGTGGATGCTGCCGCGATCCACACTTCTCCGTCCAGGCCCAGCAGGCCAGCCGGTGGAATGAACAGCGCGGGACTGCTGACCGATCCAGGGGCCACGTTAACGTCTGGCTGGAATCCGGATGAAGAGTGAGAGGCATAGCGGGCAGCGCTCGCAGTTTGGCCGGGCACGGCAGTCGCCACGATTTCCAGGTCACCGGTGTCGTCTTCGGTGATTTCTTCAACCAGCACCAGCTGCCGGGCCAATTTCATGCCGTCGACTGTCGTGGTCAGGGTCAGGTAATCCATCGGCTCGATCAGCACGAAATCTTCGGGTACCGTAAACACATATCGGTCACGGATGTAGAGAGTGCGCTGTAGCAGCAATTGCGCAACGTGTTGGGCGATGTCTGCATCGCAAATGTCGTGCATCGTGGTGACATCGCCCTTGCGCAAGCCATAGGTAACGATGTCGTCCAGATCCTGCGCCGGCATGATTGCGGACTGATATTGATTGGACCTGTCCAGGAATTCTACCTGCACGTAATTTTTTGCATCGTCCTGATTAACAATTTCGAGTTTGACCTCACCGATAAAGTCGTCCTCGGTAAGGTCGTAGATTGGGGCCGAGTCGGGCGTCCAGGTTACACCGTTACCGGTCACCGCCTCGTCGCCATATGGCTTGCATTTCAGAAGCCCTTCCGACCAGAAAAACTCGCTGTTGGTTGCCTCGGTTAGCCGCTTCAGGAAATCGGCACCGCCGGTCGAGGAATCGAGCACCGGCGATAAGAGCAAGTTGGCCGCCTTGGTATATGCAGCCCAATCCGACCAGTCACCGATCAGGCCGCTTTTCCAGCCGGTGACGCCGTAACTGGCATTGGTCAGGAAATCCGTGGCGATATCGGCGGCAACGGCGTCACCGCTGCTGCTGAACTGGATTGCGAAATCAACCTCGAAACCATGGTTCGACAATGACGCGCTGCTGCCAAGCGCATAATCCTGCGCATAGACATAGGCTATCGACGAATACCCCAGCGCCCGATCGGGGTAGAGGCTGGTCATGTAGCCCCATGGCGACTGCGTCAGCGTGCCCGTGGCCAAGCTGAGACCAGCCTGAGCCAACGCAGTGGTGACGCCGTCGGTGTAGACCGAGCTATCCTTGTAGACCGTGCGAACGCCGCCGATGGGCCCTTCACACAGCGCCATGATGACAGACGCGCTGTAGGTATAGCTGGTGACGCTACCGCCCTTGCCGCCTTGTTGCTGCGCCTGCGCCTTGAACCCGACATAGTCGATCAGATTGCAGCTGATGCGGGTGCGCCCCCAGCCAGCAACCAGTGGTTCGCCAAGTAGCGAGGTTTGCACTTGCACCCCGGCCAGCTTTTGCACGCCACCACCGCCACCGCCGAACAAACCTCCCATCAGCGGTCTCCAAACAGGGTGAAAAACCGCCGGGGGCGATCAACCAGATCGCTTTCGCGGGTGATGTCGGCTCGGATCACAGCGCGGCCGCGCATGACTGCGTGAACCACCTCGGGCAGGTCGATGATGATGGCGCTGTGCGAATACGTGCGGCCATAGCGCCAGATGATCAGGTCGCCCGGCAAAGCCTGGTCGGCGGTGATCTCTTGGGCGTGGGGAAGCACATAGGAGAGAAACGTCTCTTCATCGCGATGAAGCATCCAGTCGGGCGGATATTCCGGGGTAATCTCCGGCGCCAGTCCGACCGCGTGATAGACGGCGGCGGGCAGTTGGGCACAGTCCACGCCCACGCCCTTGAGTCGCGCATGAGAATGGTATGGCGTGCCGATCCAGCTGATCGCTTCGGCCACGATGGCAGCGCGCTGCTCGATCTCGGTCGTCACTTGCCACCGCCAGACGTGGTTGCTTCCGCGCCCAGCGCGGTGGTGGGCACCGGCACAAACGGAGTGCCTTTGAAATGGGCCAGATTGGCAAATTTCGACGAACACGTGGCCTTGGTCAGATCACACCCGGCATAGGCAGTGAAAGTGTCACCGATCGCGGCAGGGGAAGGGAACGGACGCACCATTGTGAAACTGCCGTCGGCGGCGTTGATCTTTACCGTGCGCGACAGCCCGGCGTTGGCGCCCGAGGTGAACAGCACCCGGCCTTGCGAATAATAGCCCGCCGCACCGGTCAGATTTGAACCGAACGACCCGATGCCCCCTGCCGAAACCGTGCCAGTGGCCGAAAAGCTGGCCGCATCCACGCCGCAACCAGCGTCATACAGTGTGCGCATGCAGCCGACCTGATAGTGATTGCGCGGCATGCTGCCGTTCAACAGCACCATCCATGATGACACAGTCAGTTCGGCGCTGCCGCCAATGATCGGATTGACCGCTGTAACCTTGCCGGCAAAGCGGATAACCGTGCCGGTGATCGCGCTCGACCAGTCGGGCGCATAGGCGCGTTCCAGTTTTACGCTGGCGCCATCGAGGCCGTGCTGTGCGATGAAGCGGATCACCGGGACATCGTTGATGGTGTCGCTGTCAACGGCGTCGATCGTCACCGAAAGTTCGGCAACTTCCACGCCGCGCTTTTCATTGATGGTGCCGCGCTGGATATTCGGGCCATTGGCAAACCAGTGGCCATTGGCAAAGATCGCCTGATCGTGCCCGGTCCAGCGCACCACGGCACCGCCGTTCAAGGTGATCGTCCACAAGTCGGCCCGAACAAAGCGACCGCTCACCAGCAACGCGATCAGGGCAGAGTTGGCCGATTTCATGCCTTCACCGTGCGAAAATCCACGCCGCTGCCCGACCACAGGCCGTCCATCAGCTGGGCAATGTCCATTTCGTCAATTTCAAAGCGGCAACGGAACAGGTAGCCACCGCTCCAGGTCAGCGCCGCGCCCGCCGGGGGCGCGCTGGCTAATTGCACTTTGCCGTTTGGCAGGATCGTCACATCGGTCACCGTGCCATTGACCGCGATCACTGGCGGTCCGTTGAAGGCCAGCACCGGTTCGGTATAGCTGATCCCGCCCGCGCCGATGGTGCGCGTCACCTGAAACTGCGCGCTGGTACCATCGCCGGTGGCGAACAGGTGATTGGACACGCTGTTGGCGCTGCGATCAAAAAACAGGAATTCGCCTGCCTGCCCCTGCATCGCATTGAAAAAGGCGTACAGCCGATCAAGATCGGGCGTAGCCGGGCGGTGGCGGAGCACGTTGTAAGCCACGCTGTAGCGCCACACGGGGTAGGACCACAGCGCGCGCCGGCGCTCTTTGCCCGAAACGCTGGTCTTGACGTCGGTTGACCACACAGGCGTCTTGCGCTGCAGGAACGTCTGTCCGGCAGCGTAAGGGAATACGCTGGGATCGTCGCTTTTGTCCGGTTCGGCGATGAACCAGCGCGATGGGTAATAGGGTGTGGACATCGGTCAGCCTTTGCGGTCAGCGTCCGCCGTTCCGGGCATACTTCTTGCCAGCCGCCGAAAGCTGAGCGGCATTGGCTTCGGCAAAGCGCTTCAGTTCGCGCGAACCGTTGATCACCGCGCCGTGGAAATGAAGGTGCACCGCAGAGTCGTTTCCACCGCTGCCGCGCTGATCGCCACGTCCCATACCGGCACCACGACGCGTCAAATCGAGCAGTTCCGCGTTGTCGGC